GCGTGAACTTAGAGAGTTTTGGGGCAGGAGCGGGAGGCAGCGTTATCGGCATAATCCTTGGCTATTTCGGCATCTCTAAGCGCGTAGACAAGCTGGAGGCGGAACTGGACAAAAAGGTAAGTGAAGAGACCTGCGAACGATGCATGAGGGACAGAGATGCGCGGCTCGACAGAATGGAGAACAAAATAGACAAAATCCTTGAGAGGCTATGAATATGAGCCGCTGGAAACATTTCGAGTATTCGGAGTTCGCCTGCAGGTGTTGCGGGGAGAACAGGACCGACCCCGCACTTATCGACATGCTGGATGCTGCCCGTGAATTCGCGGGTATGCCATTTGTTGTCAATTCCGGTTATCGCTGCCCCAAACACAATGCGGCAGTGGGCTCAACAGCGGACAACCATCCGAGCGGGCAGGCGGCGGACATCAAATGCACTGACGGCCCTACAAGGATGAGGCTCATCGAGGCACTGATAAAGGCCGGATTCAGACGGATAGGGTTTCACAGGCTGTTTATCCATGTTGACCGCATGGACCAGTCACAAAACAAAGTGCGGTCTTTTTGGCCGTACTAAAGGAGAAATATCGTGAAGCATAATAGGCTCTACACCAAACAAATTCTTGTGCTGGCCTGCATCGTCGTTGCAGCTGCGATGGTTGCGGGGTGTGACTCTTTTACGTCAAACGCTTACAAAACGCTGTATCTGACCGGGCAGGCATATGACGTTGGCATGTCATCCGTTGCGGACCTCCAAAGGCAGGGTGCGATATCGGGCGAGCAGAGGGCAAAAATCAACGAACAGGCAGGCAAATTCTACGCATCCTATCAGGCTGCCGCTACCGCCCTGTCCATCTACAGCAAGACCGAGGCCCAGACTGACAGGCTCAAACTCGTAACGGCGCTGACGGAAACAACGCAGCACTGGAGGACGTTTGCGGAGGCTGTGAACGCATTTAAGCCCGGAACAATACCCCTGGAGGTGAAATGATGGATACGGCCCTTGTGTTAGGCATCATCGAGGTAGCGACGAAGTACGGTATTCCTGCCACCATTGCGGCGATCAATGCCCTCGGAAAGGCAACGATCACCCAGGAGGACATTGACAGGCTTCCCACGCTGATAAAACGCCCGGAGGACTACGAATAGTGCAGGACAAAACAAAGCTTCTCTATTTCGCCATAGGGATAACCGTTGTCTGTTTTCTGTATTTTTTCGGTGTAACGTTCCTTCCCGTGCCGGAGACAGGCGTACGGTATGCGGACCTTATCCTCGGCTTCCTGATCGGGACGGCCTTTGCCTCGGTAGTCAATTTTTATTGGGGCAGTTCCGAGGGCAGCAAGGACAAGGACGACATACTCAAGGGGGGGTCATGAAAACAATTCTTGTCACCCCCCCGGCAATCGAGCCGATCACGCTGTCTGAGCTGCTTCTGCATCTGCGCCAGGACTCCGACGATATCGCCACGGCATTGACCACGGCTCAGTCTATCCTACCGGGCTCCCATGCCATAGCGGACAATTATACGACCCATGCGGGAACGGGCGTATCCGTTCTCGGCAAGACGGCAATTATCAACCTCAATGCGGGGACGGTAGGGGACGGCGGCACGATAGACGCCAAGATTCAGGAGAGCAACGATAACGCGACATGGACCGATTGGACAGGCGGGGCTTTCACGCAGGTGAAGGCTGCCAATGACAACGCCATTCAGGAAATGCAGTACACCGGCTCTATGGCCTATATCCGGGTAGTGGCGAAGGTGCTTGTTGCGGCCTGTGAATTCGGCGCTGATATCCTGACAATCTCCCATGAGACCATCGAGGACACATGGCTGAACGATGCGATCCAGGCGGCGCGGGAACACGTCGAGGACATCACGAGGCGGGCCCTCTTGACGCAGACATGGTGCTACTACCTTGACCAGTTCCCCGATAAGGATTTCATCACTATCCCCTTCGGCAATCTCCAATCAGTGACATCGGTAAAGTGGAAGGATACGGACGGGACTGAGACAACCCTTACGGCAACTACTGATTACCTCGTGGAAACGAACGGCGATCAGTGCGGGCGCATCGTCCTACCATATGGAGAAAGTTGGCCTTCGGGGTCTCTGTACCCGTCCAATCCCATTACCATCGAGTTTGTCTGTGGCTGGACGGCGGCGGCGAGCATCCCGAAGAAGATCAAGGCGGCCTGTTTGATGCTGTGCGCGAAGCTCTACGCGAGCCGTGGAGAGGACGTTATAGGGCAGTCCGTTGTCGAGGACAAGACCGTTGACCGACTCCTTGCCTCGTCGCGTCTCTGGGAGGAATTCTAAGTGAGATCGGGCCGTCTCGACAGACGATTGACCCTGCAACGACGCACGTTGACAGAGAACGACTACGGCGAACCCGTAGAGACATGGACGACGCTTGCAACGGTGTGGGCCGAGAAGATCCCCGTCCGGGGTTTTGAACGTTATGCGGCAATGCAGACCGTAGCGGAAGTTGAGGAAAGGTTCAAGATTCGTTACCGCAAGGACCTCACCCCTCTGGACAGGGTTATATGCGACGGCAAGACGTATGATGTGCTGGGCGTGATCGAGATCGGCAGGCGCGAGGGC